AACGCTCTCTAAAAATGGGAGCGAAAAGCCCAACCAGAATAGCGCTTAAATCTGAGGGCTGGCCACGGTAGAAATTTGTATCACGGCTGGGCCGGGCGTGGCCGGGCGTGGCTGGGCATGGCGGGGCCAGGCAAGGCAAGGCAAGGAATCAATGAAAATCGACAGCAGAGCCGTTCGCAGGTATAGGTTTCGCAAAGAAGCCTTTAAAAACCTGTCTGAAGACTACCCTGGCGAGCCGAGGAAGGTTCGGCGCTCAATGGCGCTGGACCTTTCTAAGCGATGGTATCGCTCGTCTGGGAGTAGCCTAGGGGTTTAGGCACATGACTTGGGATCATGACGACGTGAGTTCGAATCTCACCTCCCAGACCAATAACCTTCAACGTCGATACCGCACACACTCGGACTTCAATAGACAGGTCCAAGCCGTTTTGGCTTGGGCAGAGAGTTCCGATGAAAATCCTTTTCAAAAGCGACAACGAACCACTAATGGTGAATCCTGCTATGGGTTCGCTAGAAGGTACCTCCGATTCACGAATCTACATTAACCTAAGTCCTGATCAAAAAAAACTTCCACGCCGCCACGATGGGGAACTTGTACTTCGCAATGGATGGATGTGCTTAGACTACGATGCCGAGGGGTTTCTTGTTGGCCTGGAAATTGTGGAAGGCGATCCCATGACCGGCGTGAGCGAATGCATCCCATATCTTCAGCCTGTTAATCCACTGATCCAGTGACATTTATGGAGTATACTGATATAATGCCGGGCATGTGGATTTTGGTTGCGATTATCTTCTCTTCAGCGCTATTGCTATTTGCTTTTGCGAGCGTAGTCTACGTTGCCTATCATTTCATGTCCTTGGTTGTGAGTATGCAGACCGCGCTCATACGAGAGTTCAAGGGACAGAGCAAAGCTGTAGATATAGCCCTGGGAGACATACCAAACAAAGAGGCCAAACTCAAAGAGTTTATTAAAGCTCGTATGGCTCCCACGGACGGGGGGTTTGAACCATATTCGGATGAAGGTGCGTTTGTTCAAGAACAGGTTGATGAACTTCGCCGTCAAGGAATGAGTCAAGAAGAACTTGATGCTTTTGTAAAACAGGCCGTTTCAGAAATCGGGAAAACTAAAACTACTGGGTGAGATTATGCGGTCGGGATAATTGCTTAGTAATGTACTTAGACGTAAGAATGAGAGTCTTTACGAGCCTCTAGAGCAACTCGAAGTTAGATTTGAGGAGGCCGGTAAGAACGCTCGCCGGGCATGGGACCTATTGACGGAAATAGAACTACGTTTTGTTGTCGGCGAGATCAATAAGTGTCTGCGTAACCCACGATATTACCTCGAAAACTACCACTTCATAAGAACAAAAAAAGCCGGTGTACAACCATTGTGGCCCTTCTGGGATAGCCAGGAACTCATGCTGGCGTCGTTTGAAAGACAGTTTAATCTCAACGACAAGATCAGGATCATTGTTCTGAAAGCCCGACAGCTCGGAATCACAACTCTTTCAGTTGCTTTTATGTGCTGGTTGTGTTTCCTTCACCCAAACATCCACACCCTTTCAATGTCAGACGAAGAAGACCGGGTAGACGTTAATTTTTCTATGGCGCGAACCGCCTGGGAAAACCTACCGTGGTGGATCCAGCCGGAAAAGAGGTACGATGTCAGAGGTCAACTGCTCGGATTTGACAGGATTAAAGATATCGATCGAGCGCGTGATCCAGGAATGAAAAGCCTACTATACTTTGAATCCGCTAACCAGTCTTCTGGGGCCGCTTATTCCAAGTCGCTCTATGGAGCCCATTTGGCCGAAGTCGCCCGTTATCGCAACTCAAACTCGATCACGGAAGGTATCTTCGGATCACTTGTCAACTACAAACACTCCATCGGAATCATGGAAAGTACTGCACGCGGTCGACATTCGACGTGGCATAGAATTTGTCGCAGATCCGAGCGGGGAATCCTAAAGTGGGACTTTGTCTTTATGGAGTGGTTCCGAGAACCCGGATATTCAGTGTCGGTTCCCCGTGAATTCTCAAGAACGCAGGAAGAAGAAGCGATTGTAAAGAAGTGTAAGGATCAACTCGATTTTAACATAACCAACGGGCAGCTCGTCTGGAGACGTGATAAGATGGACGAGTTTGAGGCCACGGACGGAGATCCAGAGAAGTTTCATCAGGAGTTTCCGCTCACCCCCGCCGAGGCTTTCGTGGCATCCGGTCGATGTGCGTTCTCGAAGAAGCGTCTCAATGACATGATCACCCACTTTTGCCGACCGTCCAAATGGCGCGGGGAAATACGTCTCGACGATAAGGACAATCTTACCCCGCGTTTATCTCCTCAGTATGAAGGTCGGTTTCAAATATGGGAGTTTGCCAAGGCGAACGAGAAGTATTATGTCGCCGGTGACCCATCAATGGGCATTGATGGAGGTGATCCGGCGTGCGCCCAGGTATACATTGTTCCCGAGGATATAAACAAGCCCTTGAGGCAGGTCGCACGTTGGCATGGTTATGCCCCACCTACTCAGTTTGCACGCATCCTGGCGGCAATAGGGTACCTTTACAACACCGCTGAGGTCGCTCCCGAGTGCAATACCATCACAACCGTGGCTTCTGACCTTGTAAAAGTTCTCATGTACCCGAAGTGGTACCGATGGATGCGAGAAGACAAGGCAAGAAACGCATACTCGAACTGGATCGGGTGGCAGACTACCTTCCGTAACAAGAATGAACTGATCGGTCGTTACCGGGAGGCTCTGGATGAATGGACCGTAATTGTTCGGTGTGAAGATGATATTGATGAAATGTTTGATTTTGTGGAGGAGGAGGAGGGTACCGAGCGTTATTCGGCCCGGTCTGGGGCAACAGACGACTGCGTAATGACGCACATGATTTGCTATTATTGTGCTACGCAACTACGTCCGCGAACTGCCAACGACATTGAAGAGAAACCCGCCCCTGGTGGCATGGACTTTCAAAATACGGAATATTCACCAATCTTTGATCATGATCAGGCCAAAGCAGGAGCTGATCCTGATTATTTTATGCTTTAAGGAGATGTTGTATGTCAGGACCTAGAAAACAGGACATGTGCCCGAAATGTTATTTACAGGACGGGATTGACGAATCTTTGATTTACCACCTAGGGAGTACCCAGCCTCTGAAGTGCAAGAACGAACACGTCTTTGAGGATCGGGAAGAGTTAAGCGTCTTGACCAAGCAAATGCTTGATCAGAAGAAGTCGCTGGCCCCCAAGGCGGATACTCCGCCCCCAATCTTGGATGAACCGCTTCCTCCTCCGGACCCCAACAACAAAGCCGGGGAAAGCACGCTTCCTATTGGAAGCACCGGCCTAAATATCGATGGCGTTAAGAGTCTCACGATTCCTCCAATTGATATGGCTCGGCTTGCTAGCCTTCTTGGCACTTTCAGGGATTCGTCTACCCTGTTTGGATCTGTCTTTGCGATTAGCCAGGAGTTGAACGATACCAAGGAACTTTTACGCCGGTTACAGGACGCAAAGTCCGTTTCCAAGATCGGTCCCGGTGAGGCCCCTAGAATCGTCGGGGGAGACATCGTTGTCCAACTGGTTATACCTGAACGTCATGTTAGTCCGATACGAGACATCGCCCAGGCCAACGGCATGGACATTACGCGCTACATGAATGCCAAGGTCGAGGACGGCCTGGACAATCAGTGGTATTACTAAACCGTTAAACAAAGGAGTTGTTATGAAAATATTCAAGAATTGGTTCAGGAAGCGTCCCGAGCCTGAGCCTATTGATCTCATGCTTGGATTGAATTATGAACACGAAGATCCGATGCTTAGCCCGGTACCGTTTCCGCCTGTTCGTAATCTAGGATTAAGTCCTGAGGGAAACAAGAAGAAAAAGAAGGTGAAGGACAACCCAAACTTTATGGTGTATCCGCTGGATTTGCCGGAGCAGAGAGATTATTCCTTTGAACTTATCAACCTATCGTCTGTTCACCATGCGATAAACATTAAGATTCATCCGATTCATGTTTTGATCCCGAGAAGCGTGCGCCAGGAGGACGGATCTTACAAAGATGTATTTTGTGTTGAATTTATCCGGTTTTCCCCCCAAGGGATTTCGAGTCTAGGTCCGGGTGAATTTGTCAAGCTGATGCCCGAATATGATAATGCTGGCGCTATGGAAAAATCAGATTTTTCCAGGCTTCTTCATATTTCCAGCCGCGCAAAAAGTATAAATGATCTTTTTGAAGAGTACACGTTCCATGCGTCGATATCCTTTAGTTCAGCCGATAAAAGAGAATTTATGACTACGCAAGAGATACTCTTCAGGCCATGGAAGAACAAAACATGGATGGGGGAAATTACTCGTAGGGAGATAGTCGATCATGCCCATCTATGAATACCAGTGCCGAAAGTGTAATAGAACCTGGGAGTCTTACTCTACCCTGCCTCACGACATGCTAGTTGAGACTTGTCAAAAGTGCAGCGGAACCGGAGATCGAGTCTATTCTCTTGCCGCCGTCAAGGTGTTTGAGGTTTTTACGACTAGAAACATCTTGCCGGAGGGGGAACCGGTTACGGTGCGTGGGTCAGGACAATTGCGACAACTTGAGAGCGAACATAAGGTTAAGATGGCCGATGGGGCCCCTCCACAGACCTCGTTTCCACAGGTATCTTGACACGTTTGTAGTATCCTTAATTGAGGGAAATTATGTCCAATCTACCCGGCTGGTATTCGTATGACTCCGGTGGCACGGATCGACCGATTACTATAAGTGAACATGACAAGGCAGTGGGGAACTGGTGCCAAGCCGTATTCGAAGAGGCCAAAGACGAACTCGAACGATACGAAGAGATCGTCAACATAGACCGTAACATCAACTATCTCATGGGAAAGCAGTGGGTTGAAAGACGACCCTCCTACAAGTCCAGCCCGGTAGCCAACCGCCTATGGACCAACTTGATTCAGTTGGTATCCTACCTTACCGATATCCGGCAATCCTTTGAAATCAAGGCAAATAATCGTCTGTACGATAAGCATGCTGAGATTCTGAATAAGTTGATTCGTGGCTGGTTCTTCAGTGAAGATATTGATATGACCATGGCCATGATCATCATTCACAGCGCCCTGACGATCGGATATGGTCGTTTAACATGGAACCCAGAACTGAGGAATGGTGAGGGCGAACTAGAACTGACGGCTTGTGGGGCCATGGATGTAATTCCGATCAGACCCGGACACAATCTCCAGAAAGCCCTGGGGGTGATCTATCGTGTACCGAAACCTCTTTCCTGGTTTCAGGAGAAATATCCAACCAAAGGATTTGCGGTTCCGGTCGATAGGGAGTATAGCCAGTTTATCTCCATGACCTCGTCTAATGCTGGACAAAGTATGTGGGGAAGAGCATGGCAAGTGCTCTCTCCGCAGATGCGTCGGCTTTTCGGTCAGTCAGCAAGTCAGTACCGAGACTCCGTTATACCCATGGCTCTATATAGAGAGTTCTGGATCAGAGATGATCAGAAGAACACATCCGACAGGGAAGTGTTTATTGGGGATCTAAATAAGGAGTACGGGTACAAAGTCCAACCCGGACAAAAGCTGTATCCGAGGGGTCGACTCGTCTGCATGGGTGGTCCCGTCGTCTTGTATGACGGGCCCAATCCATTTTGGCACGGTCAGTTTCCTTTTGCCGCGCTGCGTTTGAATCGGGTGCCGTGGCAATGGCCGGGTGTATCTGAATTCCGTAACCAGATACCCCTACAAGACGTTATGAATAACATCCTGGCGGGCATCCTGGATGCGGTTAAGAAGGCGGTTAATCCTCCCCTGATAGCACCGGATAACGCTTTTGGATTAGCCATTAAACGCAGTCTTGATCCCAATATGCCGGGGGCCAAAGTATTCTACTCACCGGCCTCGATTGCGGCTCCGCAGTACGCGCCACCTCCGGCTCTTCCTAGCTTTGTCTTTCAAACCATGTTATATGCTCAACAGGAACTGGATGCCCAGTCCGGATTCATCGACCTTAGTTCGGTTAGCAGGAAGGGTATTATCCCAGCTGCGGATACCCTGGAACAGATGAAAGAAGGACAGCAAACTCTAGTTAGATTGAAGGTTCGGTATATTGAATCGTTCCTGAAGGAGATAGGGCAGCAGTTTGTACCCAATCTTTTCCAATTTTATAATATGGAGCGCAGGATTCAGATCCTGGGTCAGGACGGATTGACATTCGAGGACTTTGATTACGATCCAGGAAAGATGATTCCTGCGGGAGTACCACCTGAAGAACATTGGCGCTCATTCCAGTTCTTGATTCAACCGGGATCGTTGCTGAAGTCCAGTCGTGTACCACAACAGATGTTGATGCTCAACCTGCGCCGTATGGGCGACATGGATCGTGACAACATGCTGGAAGCTCTCGACCTGGGTGGATTGAAGGAAAGCATCCGCAAGAATCTGGAAGCGGAAGGAAAGGACTTTTTGATTCAGATCATCCGCCAGAAGATGGGTGGTGGGGCTGGGGGCGGCGGCGGGGGGGTTCCGCCCGGCATATTAAACAATCTTAGCAATTCTCCTCCTGGGGGAGGCGCTCCTGGTGGAGCGGCAGCGGGAGCTTCTGGGTAAACGTTGAGTAGTAATTTCGGGAGGCCGTGATGACAGGAATTATTCTTCAGGGTAAATCCTTGAAAATTGTCAATAAAGGTGGGGGCAGAAAGTGTACAACCGAAAACCTCGGAGGGGGCAGAAGGCGTACACAGTACGGCCCGAAGACTAAGGGAACCGATTACGTTGTATTTGATTGTCCTGGATGCGGAAAACGAAACAAGCAATCTGCTTATAAATGCAAGGGTCGCGCAGGAAACTCTCTCTCGTTTAAGTGCAATAAGTGCTATCGTGAGATCGAAGTTGCGGCTCCGATTGAATCCAAGATAATCTTGGATGCCAACTCACCGGCCCAGAAAGCTGGTCTGGTAGGACCGGACGGCAGGCCGATTTAACGAGGACCCATCTGCGTTTTGATTAGTTAGGAGGTAATTATGGCGGAAGGTGAGATGCTCCCTAAGACGGGCAAGTCCAAAGACTGGTTAGCATATGCCGACGCCAGACTCAAGGAATTTCGAGACTACCATTCACAAAGGAATCTTTTGGGTCAAATCAAGAACCCAGGCCCCCTTCAGGATGATTATTCTAAGTTATTGTCTAATAATGAGCTTAGTGCCCGAAAGATGGGTATGGATCTTCTTCGCAAAGAACGCGGCGAACAAGGTGCGGCAACGATGCAGAAATACCGCCAGGGGGGACGAGTTCAGAAGTCCGGTCCGGCGCAACTACACAAAGGCGAGGCCGTGGTTCGTAAGACTTTGCGCAAGAAGACCAGGCCAAGTACAAGGTAAAACAGGGAGTACTTGACAAGGGTATGTTACTCTTAATCGACGGCAACTCCCGATGTGGTCAGGGAGTGGAGCGGGTCTCTCATCCGCCCAAACCACTCCTTGACCCTGGAGATTTATGGCAAAGAAACCGAATAAGGCAAAGTTAATTATTACCGCTCCTACACAGCCCAAACTTTCTACAGCGGCTAAGAACGAAGATGAGCAGTACAGACTCAGGGACGACGCCGACAAAATTAAGCGATATGCGGAGTTGAGAGGGGACAAGGCGCGTCACAGCGCCGCAATCAGTCATATCAATTCTGAGCATCAGGCGATCCAGGATCTTTCGGGCGGGCTCGAAGAGCCGAGTGATATAATTACTCCCAGGGGGATTGCTCGTCAGGGTCGCAGGAGAGCATCTAGGAGAATAGGGGGTAGGCGGTAATGCCTAAACTGGGCCCAGGAGCTAGCAAATCATCAAGGCAGGAACGAGTGCATGAAGAAATGCATAAGTTCAAACACGGTGAGTTGCACTCCGGATCAAAGAAAGGCCCGCTAGTACACAGTCGTGATCAAGCAGTGGCAATCGCTCTTAGCGAATCAGGACAATCACGAAAAAGTGGCGGGGCTCGGAAGAGACCGCGTGCTTCAGGGAGACGATAAAATGGCGAAGGAACAGGAATCAGATAAGCACGAAAAAGCCGAGAGTTCTTCTAAGGAAGTCCGCGAAGAGTTCATTGCCAAGAAGAAGTCTCGCAAGTCTGGTCGGGGCGGCAATAGGAAGTAGGCCATATGGCCGATGTTGTTATACCCGGCAAACAGGCGGTGAGGGAGCACGAACACCTTTTAAAGGTGCTTCGCTCGGGTGGCCAAAAGGTCCGAGCTAAAGAGGCCGTGGGTCAGGCTAAAGAATTGAAAGAGTACCGGGAAACGGCTAAAAGAAAGTCTAACCGGTTGGACATTAGGAAATAAGTGTGGTAAAATAGTAAAGCCAGGCGCGGCGCGGCAAGGCGGGGCGTGGCAGGGCCCGGCGCGGCAAGGCAAGGCAAGGGAATAAAACACATAGATTTTGGGAGTTGCGATAACATTTTTTCTTTCGAAAGGAAAACCAATGGCAGAATCTAAGGGAAACAAAGGCGGAGTCGGCGAAATCGTACCGGGACAGCAGATGGAAGGTCACGGTGATAACACTCAGCCTGCTGGAATTCAGAGTCCGGCAACTTTTGCTCCATTGTCTCAGGAGCCAAAGGGCGTAAACAGCAAGACCGAAACCGGTCGTAAGGGCAAGGAGAGTTAAAAATGCCACTGCCTGGAATGGACCGGCCACCGTTGCCAAGTCCAGATATCCAGTCGCAGATGGGCGTCCCCCAACCACCACCTAGGGAAGGTGGGCTTTCAGGAATTAAGCCCATGAACCAGGGTGGACCGGCACCTGGGGCACCTAATCCGCATGGATTTTTGATGGCTCAAGTGGATGCGGTGAAGAAGGTTTTAGAACAAATAGCCGGTGCTGAACCGACATTTGCTCCGTTCGCACAAAAAGCTATTCAGATTATGGATACAGGAGTGTCCGCTGTTAGCACTGCCCCATCGCCAGGTGGTCCTGGAGCCGGTCCTACTGAGACCGGAACCGCAGGACCTACGCCGCCACCTCCGGGTGGTAACGCACAAATGCCCGCACTGGGGTAGCCGTCAAGCCAGTCGTTGGCTGCTGACAGACTCGGGAATTGCCATAACATGAGATGAGAGAATGAAGATGTAACAAATGCCAATCTCAGCGGAACTCGAAAAAATGCTGGTCCTGATAACAGATCCAGCGGAACGAGAAGCGAGAAAGAAAGAGCTTATTGAGTTGTCTGATAATGGACTTCGCCAATCTGAATTTTCTCGCAAGATGAACGAGCTGGCCGAGTCTCGTAAAACTCAGGAAGCTAAACACCAGCAAAACCTCGCATGGTACGAACAAGCAGACTTGCAGTACAAAACCCTCGAAACCGATCTGAAAACAGCACAAGAGAGGGCAGCAGCCCTCGAAAGTGCCCAGCGTCAGTCGGGAGGAACCCCACAGGAAGAGGACGAGCTAAATAAGCAGCTCGCCGCAGCTCGAAAAGATGCTGTGGAAGCCAATAAGAAGATTGGCGAACTCGACACAACCGTCAAGACATTAAATCAGATGGTAAAAGAAGGCAAGTTGATGACCCCCGAGAAATTCGACGAGGAAATCAACAAGCGCGGAGATGCACTCGGCGCGGCCCTGCTTGATATCATCGATCTTCAGGAAGAGCATCAGAAAAATTTCGGAACTAAGCTCGACCGGAGAGCGTTGCTTGAGGAAGCTCAGAAGCGTGGCGGCAATTTGGCGCAGGCTTATGAGACCGTAACAGCAAAATCCCGCGAGGACAAGCTGCGTAAAGACATTGAATTCGATGTGGAGAAGAAATACCAGGAGAAGTTGAAAGCTCAGGGTGTTCCTTATGCTCCTGGCGGGGAACCCACTTTGGGACCGCTACAACAGAGACTTCAGAAAAAAGATACCGGCATTCCTGATGATGTTCAGGCCGATGGAACTGGACGTTTGTCCAATTTGATCGGGGCTGAACTTCGGGCGGAAGGCAAGGTCTAGTTGATTTTAGGGGATGGGCGGCAGCGGCTCGCACGTCCGTCCCCGCAGCACAAGCCGAAAGCGTTACCAGAGCCAGTGATGGAAGCCGTAAGGCCGAACCTGAATTGGAAGGTGAGACAAGCAGAGGTGAGTGTCAATTGGGTACGAGCCAATGAAGCATTTGCAAAGTTTGTTTCGTTTAACCTTTTAACTTAGGAGGTCAACACCATGGCTTTAACATGGGATGACATCACCGGTAAGGTGAATAAGCACATTGTTCCACGTCTTGTGGATAACGTGTACAAGTCCAGCCCGGTATTTACCCGGCTGAGGACCCGCAACGCTGAACGTTTCGAAGGTGGTACGACTATTCGTCACCCTATCGCATACGCCGAATTAAACGGTGGTGCGTTCCAGCGCGGTGGAACTTTCAACATTTCTTACGTCCAGACCGATACGGCCCTGGAAGTAAACCCAAAGTACTACTACGTCAACGTGACTTTGTTCGGAACCGACAACGTGTTGGCTCGTGGACCGGAAGCGGCCATGAGCTACGTTGAATCGAAGATGGTTAACGCCTCTGGAAAGATGGCGAAGAACCTCGGCACCGACTTGTTCCTTGATGGACAGGGAACCAACTCTGGTACCATCAACCTAGACGGTATGCAGGCAGCTCTGGATAACGGATCTGCGTTTGCTGCTTACGGTGGAATCACCCGCTCCGACCTGGGTGTTGGCAACGGAACCAACAACGCAGGCATCAACGCCTACGCGGACACTAGCTCAACTGCATTTACCATGGCGCTGCTTCAGACCGCTTATGGTGGAGCGTGGTTCGGCAATGAACACGTAGACTTGATCGCCACGACTCAGCTTATTTGGAACATCATCTGGAACAAGATCCTTCCGCAACAGCGTTTCATGGAAGAATCTACAGATGTGGCCAAGATCGGCTTCCAGTCGATGCGTTGGAATGGCGCAAGTATCTGCGTTGATCAGTATTGCCCGGCAGCACACATCTTTGGACTGAATAGCAAGTACATCCAGTTCTATATCAGTACATTGGCTAAGTACCAGTTCGGATTCACCGGCTTCAAGGAAGCTCAGAATACCGACGATGTGGCCGGTCAGTATTTGTTTGCAGGAAACCTATTGTTCCCTGCACCGCGTCTGTTCTTTAAGTTCACCGCGATTACGAGTTAACGGAGGCCATCCATGACTAATACGCCTGACGGTCTCTTTGAGTTTGGCACAAACCAGACGGCTGAGGTTCCCTCCACCCCTGGAAATGCAAACGATGCTACTCCCAAGGCTCCATTAGGGGCGCTGTATCGGGTAGGTGGCAAAGTCTGGCGGTATGTCAAGTTAAGTACGGGAACAGGTCCCGTAGCTGCTACGGTCTATGGCGCTGCCCACTGGTACGCCTTAGATCCGCCAAGCGGGACCTTTACCGTTACATCTGATTATACTAGCGGCATTGGTGCAAACCTTGTCGCTGGTATTTTCCAGAATACAGGAGTCACGCTGACCACCGGGTATTACACCTGGATTCAGGTCGGTGGCGTTGCAACCTGTAAACTTGAATTTACCTCACTTCCAGGAGATCAGCTCGCGGCAGCGGTGGCTGGTTGCAAGTGTTCGTACACTACAACTGACCTTAAGCTTAAACTCACGGGGGCAGCAACAGCAGCAACACCACGAGCGATTATTTTTGGCGTGCTTACAGCAGTTGCCAATTTTACCGCTGGTACCGGATCGGTTCTATTGCAGAACCTGGAATGGTAGGAGGATGATATGTCTATTACCCCTACCTCTCTCGCTCAACTTTCATTAGGAAACCGGGATGGGTTGACGGCAAAGTTCACATCGATCGCAAATAACGATACCTGGGAAACCGGAATGTCGTCAATTGAGCATGTGGATATTACCAACAACACTCAAGGTTCAACCGTGGGCTATACCGTATCTGTCAGTGTTATCACCTTTAAGATAGGTGGTGGGTCTCTTGCAAGTGCTACGGTGTTTGTCCAAGGATTCAAATAACCAAAGGAGGCTTTATGTCTGTATATGGTGATGAACTATCCGCCTTCAAGAATGCCCAGACAGTGGAGATTCCTCCAGATCTGATCGCTTCGCCCTATGGCGGGATCAAAAACACCAATGATGCGACTGCGAAGAACCCTTTGGGAACTTTGTATCGCTACAAGGGCAACATGTACCGCTACGTCAAGTTCGACAACGGAACGAACAATGTAGCGGCAGTGGCCTACGCCGTTGTTCATTGGAAGAGTCTGGACCCAACCGCTGGAACGTTCACTGTAACTAGTGATCACGCCGACGAAATCGGCGGTGTTAACACCGTTGCCGGAGTGCTTGGCACTACCGTCGTGACCGATGGCTACTACACCTGGATTCAGGTGGGTGGCGTGGTTTCGGTTCTGGTTAATGCAAGCGTGGCGATCGGCGACGTTATGCTCGGATCGGCAACTGATTTGGAATTTGCTCATATTGATGCCGATGGGGAGATTTTAAGCGTACCCTTCGGCGTGGCCTACACAGCGTTTTCAAGCAACAAATCATCGGTGCTTCTATGCGCCCCTGTTTTGACGTGCTTCTAAGGGAGGACTAAACAATGACAGTTACATTAAAAGATGGCCTGTTTACCTTTGGGTCGCAGGAAATCGTAGAGGTTCCCCCTACAATGAATATCTCCGGGGCGTATCCTGGGGATATCGCAACGACAAACGATGCGACTCAGAAGGCACCTCTTGGAACTCTGTATCGGCACAAAGGTAACGTTTACCGTTATGTACTGTTTGAAAACGGTGCTAATGGTCAGCAAACTGCTGTAGCCGCAGTGGCTGGAGGGGTTGTACATTGGTACAGCCTAGATCCGGCCAATGGTTTGTTTACAGTAACAAGCGCCTATGCTGCCGCAAAGGGAAAGAATCTCCTAGCCGGAGTTCTTCTCGGAGTGGTTACACAAGGCTATTACACCTGGATTCAGGTGGGTGGGGTAGCGCTATTGGCTGGGGTTGATGCATCTACCGCCGCCGGAGAAATCATGATCTACAGTTCAACTAATCAGAGATTTGGCCGGTGTGCCGTGGATGCGGCTCTTGTTGGGCTCCCGTTTGGGGTAGCCCTGGCAGTAGACGCTCCAACCAACTTTGGCCCTGTTTTGTTACACAACATGATCTGGTAAGGGGGACCCAATGCCTGCGATCACAACTACGTACAAAGAAAACCTGTCCCTCGGTAACAGAGATGGAGTCATCGCTAAGACCGCTGGAATTGATAACGGCGATACCTTCGTAACCGGCTTGTCTGTCATTGAACACGTTAGTTTCACTAACGCGACTTCGGGTCAGACGGGTGGATATACGGCAAGTGGAGGTACTATCACATTCGTTCTAAGTGGCTCTTACGGTGCAACCAGCATTCTGGTTATCGGCTTCAAATAAGAAGCCTGGGCAAAATTAATCGGGGGGTCGTAAGGCCCTCCGATATTTGCGCGAGGGGATCATGAGTCAAACAGGACCGACGCAGCCATTTGTCGGCGGCGGCGGGGTACAGGAGAACTTCCGCCAAATGGTGGATCATGTTCTCTCGTATAATCCCGATGCTCCTCCGCAACTGGTTAAGCGTCGTTTAAATACTCGTCTGCGTCAAGTACAAGATCGCCGCATGTGGGGCGGTCTTCTTGTGCGTGGAGAGATGTCTATTCCCGCCGCCTACACTACCGGAAGCGTATCTGTAACTCGTGGATCTAGTATTGTCACGGGCGTTGGCACGGGATGGATAGCCAATGATGGAGGTGTAAATACCACCCTCTCTCAGGCCGTCACCGTGGTTGGCGAATATCAGGATATCACCCCACTTTCCATGACCGGGATAGAGGTTGGTGACTGGTTAACAATCAATAGTGGCGGTCCAAACCAAGACGTACTTCTTGTCCTTTCTATTGATAGTACAAACTTCAAATGCAAACCGACCAAAATCCATAGTGCTGGCGAAACCATCTTTAAGTCCTCTCTTATGCGTAGACAGTTCCGCATTGGAACAACGCGACCGTTTTATAATATTCGCGGTGTTACGCTGACTCAGGAATTGTTGCTTGACCTTCCCTACGGGCACCCTAGCACAACCAACTCAAGCTACCAGATCTGTCAAGCCTATGTAAATCTAGGACAGAACCTGAGAATGGTTTGGTCGGTGGTAAACACAGCGCAGGGATGGCGTCTACGACTTAACATGCCGCAAGAGGTATTGAATACTTACGATACTTGGAGACAGACGACCGGATGGGTTTACATGCTCAATGACTATATTCCGGACGAAGTAGGCCGCTTCCAGTACGAACTTTATCCTACCCCAAGTATGGAGCAGGGATTTCCCTATATTGCGTATCGTACAGTTGAGAACATGGTCGAGGATGAGGATACGCCTCCTCCGGCTGTTCCTTCCCATATGCTCGTTCACGGCGCTCTTTCAGACATTATGATGTATAATCGTAAGAGTCCGTATTATGACATACAGCTTTCTAGGGACTTTCAGGCCCAACACGAACAGGATTACATTAATGCGGCAATGGCCGACGACAGCATTTATATGAACAATTTGATGTGGGCGTTTTCTAAATATCCATTTACCCAGCACGGTGCTGCATATTGGCAGAGTCACGACGCGGATTAGGCATGGTAGATAAAAGAGGTCCCCTAAAAATAATTGCTGCGGTTCCAACGTATCATGCTGTAGAACCGGAACCACTCATCAATTTCCTTGTGTTTTCTCAGGCTACCGGAAAAGCGGAAGAGCGCGGAGAATACGCCGTGCGTTGGTGTGTGCCCGGTCCCAAGATACCTATCGTGGTAGCCAGAAACGCAGCTTCGGCTCTTTCGGTGGAATTCAACACCGATCTACTATTGCTCATAGACGATGACATGGTAGTTCCGGCAAACCTATTGGATGTACTTTTAAAGAGAGACGTTGACATTATTTCACCGTTGTTTTTCCGTTCAAATCCTCCTATCGATCCATTGATATTTGAATTTGATAAGGACGGGAACAGGGTTCCCATGTACGATTATCCGAAGAATGCTCTCTTTGAGACTCCGGCTGGTAGCGGTACCGGTGTTATGTTGATAAAGACCAGCGTTCTAAAGGCTCTTGGAAGTCCTTACTGGCGCGGAACTTCTGATCCAACCATAGGCGAGGATGTGGATTTTTGTGACCGGGCTAGAAAGCTTGGATTTCGTACTTGGTGTGATAGTTCGGTCGAGGTTAGGCAGATGAACCTGCCGGTTTCGGTAGGCTCCGCCCATTACGATCAATACAGGTTGACAAGATAGTGGTATTATAAATTGAGGTATTGCCATGGCAAGAAAAGAAATCCCGAATCCACCCGAGAGATCGGAGCGCACGTTTAACCAGGCCCCCACGGGCCACAAGATCCCCGATGGCCGATCACCGGATGACCCGAGCATGGCCTTCACCATTCCGGATTGTGCCACCAAGGCAGGAGGCGAGTTTATGACTCCGTTTGTCTTGGACGAGGAAGATCTCCCCTGCGAGAAAGACAAAGGCAGGCAGATTCCGTAAGGAGGCAGAGGTGTTCAAACTGGTTCAGAAATTGTTTGATGGCACAGGTTCAACTCCAGAGCCGGTCTCTGCTACCAGCATAAGGTGTTCACGAGCAATCGTCCAATACTGCCGAGTCGGTCACGATGCTGTTTATCTTGGTGACCTCAATGTCACCAACAAGTTGGCGATTGTCCTGCTGGGGCCAGGGAAGGATGCTGATGCCCCGGACAGAATCCCTTTGGAGTCCAATGGCGTAGGAAACAACATGGATCTCCAACATATTTACATTTTGGCCACTCATGGTGAAGGAGTGGACGTTTATTACGAAGAATTCTAGGAGGCGGTATGACTTGGAAGTTGACCCAAAAGATTCTCAGTGGCACCAGCGTCCAGGCTATTAGCGCCACAAGCATTAAATGCGCCCAGGCGTGGATTCAGTCCTACATAGACAATCAAGCGAATATTTTCTTGGGTGATGCGACGGTGGGCACGAACAAGGGAATCTGCCTGATTCCGAATACTGGAGCGGCACCCCTTGACAGGGTACTGATCAAACCGGCTGGGGTGGGCAACAATATCGACCTGGCTGGTATGTACCTCAAGGGAAGCAACGGTGACGGCGTAACCTGCTTTTACGAAGAATTCTAGGGGGATCCATGGCCAAAATTATAACCAATAAAGGACTCAGCATCTTGGCCAGCCGAATCAAAGGCGTCGGCACCGAACCTCTTTACATCGGCTGGGGAACTGGGATAGCAGCTCCAGTCGCAACCAATACCCAGTTGGCCACCGAGGATACCACTGGCGGATATGCACGCTCACCCGGTGTATCTACGATTGTTACGATTACTCAGGCGGGAGACACCTACCAGGTAAGTGGATCGATTACCGCGTTGGCGGTGCTGACGATTACGGAATGGGGTCTTTTTGATGCTGTCTCTGGTGGGAACATGCTACTTCGGGAGGTTATAACTCCAGGATCAGTATTGGCGATCGGAGGAATTCTCAACTTCACCTTCAAAATCCAGATGGCTCGGTGCTAGGTAACCATGGCTAGATTTCAAAATATCAGCTTCACCAGGACGATCGCGGCGGGATCATACGCCAATTTCAGCGTTGCTGCGGCTAACTCCCTAAATGTCGTAAAAATCAAGATCGTTCCTTCGATCTTCTCGGCCCCGACTACGGTGTTCATGTATAAGAACGGCACCTATGCGGATGCTGACTTGATTTATGCGACGAAACAGTATACCGGTAGTTTGATCGATCCTTGCGAAGAAAATGGTGTCATTATCACTGAGAGAAGCGAAGGCTTCTTGTTCCCCTACGAGGATCTGGCATCAGCTGGTAAAATCTACATCCGCATCGAAAATGCCCACACCGCCAGTGTCACCTACACGGGGACGATCACTTACGAGACGGTTGCGGCTGGCGGAACCACGGTAGCCCTGACTTATCCGGAATGGTTGCTCCAGCGTGCGATCGCTCGTGGATCCGAGATCATGTCGCGGGTGAGGTCTTTCAAGAATACCAATGGAATCTTCTCCGCCGAATTTAGGGCTAAATTCGTTTCGGATGGATCGGCTCTTCAAGCACAGTACGACTTGCGGACACCCGCAGAGGGCGGAACTCTTGTTCATGACGGCACTACCGCCATTGTCGCTGTTTCGCTCGTGGCAGATGAAACCGGATCCCAGTATGTGTTCACGGCGTCATCCCCAGGCCGGTGGTATTATGCCTGGAAACTTTACAACGCCTCCGGTGCCTCGTTATGGACGGACGGAAATACCGCTCCCGCCCACGTAACCAAGTTCATTGATACCACCATGCAGGCGGACGACGACAAGCCGGATGGCTGGGACGTTTATGTGCAGGATGGTCCGGTAGTCAATACTGTGCTTGTGAGTGCCAAAAGGCCCAGTTCGAATTCGCTAGTTATCACCGACTATATTGTGCAGATCAAAGATGCGGTGGGCGCAACTTGGAAAACCTTACTAGCCGGGATCGATGCGAATCATTTAAAGCACGATGGGCGTGCCATTTCCTATAATCTCGGTAGCGATTACAAGACCCTGACGGACGCCACCAACTCCGGATTCGGGACAGCGGCAGCGGGAGATTTGGTTGTTCTCGATGTTCGCGGCGCTGGTGCAACATGGGACGAGCAGTATTGCCAGTGGGCTCTTGTGAGAACAGTAAGTGCCTCGACGCTCGTCTGCACCGGATTTTTCTATCCGCAACTGCTGACCAATCTGCGTCTGATCATCATCAAGCATCCAATGAGTTGGCAGGATGGCGGATATTTAGGTGGCGAATCCAATCATGGCTGGTGGCCTACGCGCCTCGAAGATCAGTTGATGTATTGGGATGACTGGTCAAGTTCCGAATTCATTACCACGGCTTTTGAAGTTCCAGCGGCGATAACCGGCACGGAAGCGCGGGTCTGGTTTGAGAATGGCTACTGCCGGAATGACAACGATATGACCCGCTCCTGTGGCAGGAGAGGGTTTGCGGCTTCACGCCTGTTCAACAATTTTAATGATCGCCGGTATTGGATTCCAATCTATTCGTCTCCCGAGACGGGATCGGTGGTTTTCAATTCGGCCAACGGGTCTGTGCGTTGCGGAGGTTTATACGTCCGCACGGTGACGCAACCATATGGGGGAGGGACCAACAAGACCGTAACTCCGGGAGATTTCTGGGGGGTGAAGGGCCGTTTTGAGATCTACCCGGACGATCAAGGATACATTGAATTGCGGGGCCGCTGGGAAGATGTCCAGTTGGATGCATGGCCCTTTACCTCCAATTCATTCTCGCAGGACAGATCATCGCTGGCTATCATGGGCGCGGAACCCAGCGGTGGGATTTGGTTCCCGAAGGGGATGGTCATGTGGGGTAATTACGGAGATGATGCGAATATTGTTTTTACAACAGTCGACGAAGACATGTATGCCACGGAGGGAACCCTCTACCCATTTTCCAGTAAATACGGGACGCCTCCCCACGCAAATTACATTACGGCGTCCAGACCGGCTGCGGGATACAATCTCGAAATCAAACTTAAGATCGCAAACCGCGCTGGCGTTGCCTATCTGGTCACCGAGATGGCCTATAGTCTTGACGACGGGTCGACCTGGATTGACAACAATACCGGCCTTGCTTATAGTCTCATCACCATTGGGGATCATATGTGTGGCTTGCGCGGTCTGTCCCCAATGTTTGGCATCATTCGCTCTCGGATATCGAACGTTACCGCTTCTCCTAGTTCAACGGGAATCTTCGCCACGCTCAAGGAATTTGAAGTAATCAAGGGAATCGTCGTGGAACATCGGCTTGTGAGGTAATGGATTATGGCCCGATTCACAACTGCAACTTTCACCACCGCGTCTGTTTCGGCGGGGGGATCTCTCGCTCATGATCTAGCGATCCCTCTCGATTCGATCGATATTGCCAAGATCAAAGTTGTGCCTTCGATCAATGCTGGAACCGATCAGGTCATACTCTACAAGAAGGCGGCACGCGGCGCGGCGGACATAATTTGGTCCACCAAAGCATTTACCGGAGCAGCCTCCGTGGATCCCGTTGACTCCACTGGTGCAGAAGTGAATGAGGGATGGATCATTCCCTATAACGACGACGATGGAACCCAACTGTTGCACTTCACCTTCAAAAACAATCACAGTGTAGCCAAAACCTACGCCGTCACAATTGAATATGAGTCCATGCCGACCACCGTAGCGGCTATGCCGGGTTCTCCGGACGGGTTAGTTGCCAGAGCCATAGCCAACGGCTTGAACCTTCTCTTTGTTGTGACCGCATCCAGGTATAACGAGGGAATCGATCTCGGTGAGTTCCGGGCGAAGTATTTTGCGTCCGTTGGCCAAGAGTATGTGGACCTTTCCCTGGTGTCTGAAGGGGGTACATTCGTCCCCAATGGAACCACCGATCTGCAAATCCAAAACATCACAGCGGATGCAGGCGGGGCCAATTATTCGTTCACCTCTGCGGGAGCGGGACGCTGGTATTACGCATGGAGGTTGCATAATCAGGGCGGGTGGTCACGATGGACAGACGGCAATCTTGTCCCGGTCAACACAAAGCAATATGTGGATACCGAGTCGGCAACGACATCCGACACAGGCCCACCGGCAGATTGGGAAGTGACGTTCGAGGACGGCCCATCAATCGGGACCGTGGTGGTACGCGCCACACGGCCAAGGACCAACGGCGGCACTGTCCTCTATTGGTCGGTGCAGATCAAAGATGCCAGCACGGGAGCTTGGGTGGCGGTGGATACCGCCTCGGCTCCCGGAACCCTAAATTATGATGGATCCGCAATCGCGCACACCCTCTCACCGGATGGGGTGACCGTCTCTAAAGCGTCCGGAACCTATGGGGTCGCTCAAGTAAATGATCTGGTTCTGATCGATGTGCGCGGCGGAGCTTTCGGGATCTCCTATTGCCAGTGGGCGCTCGTCAAAACGGTATCCGGATTAACGCTAACCCTACAGCCTTTCTGGATGGGAAACAATTTCACGGTGAACGGACAGTCCTTCGCCCTTCCTTCCAGTTCCGTGCGACCACAACAGTTCACCGATTTAAGGATCAAGATTGTAACGCCCCCGTGGGCGTGGACGGCCAATGGATATTTGGGAAGTACGACATATCCCAATCGTGGCTGGTGGAACGTCGGAGAAAATAATCGGCACAATTTCTGGTATCCCGGAGGCGGAGCATTCAACAGTCCCCAAATCTATGACAAGTCAACGTTGGAATTTGTTTCCGACCCAATAGCCATTCCGGTGACGATCACCAATCCGGAGGCCCGAGTCTTCTTTGAAAATACCTATTCACGATCGGACAACAATTGTACCCATAGCACCGGAAAATCTGGAGGGATCGGTGTGATCCAAGCGCCGAGAACTTGGAACAACATGGCCGATACCAAGTATTGGATCCCCGTTTATCCGCAGGCTGATTGGGGACTGGTGACCTTCCCGCTGGCACCTGGCGGCTTAGATCGTCAGTGCGTGATGCAGTCGGTAGGGAGCACCGTCAGTTCGTATTTTTCTGCCATGGGGGTTAAGGCCCGATTCAGACTCTATCCCGATGCGGCTGGACTTCTAACCGTTAGGGCCACCTTTTCTTCGGTGACGATCCATCCGATCGGAGCCCTGGATCGCCTGTCCGTTGGCATTTTTTGTTCTGGCCCAAGCGCGGGTTGGCAAACTCCGACCATGGGAGCTGCACTTACTGCTCTTGGACCCGACACCCATACTCCTAATTGGATGTGCGTCAACGGAGTCTATATTTACCATCGCGCGAATGTGGCAGCGCTTACTAATATCTACTTCCCAGATTCCGTGAGTTACAACAATGTGATCGCTCCCGATTACGGAGATGCCATCACGGTACAGGGCCAGTGGGCTTTCCAAAAAGCTCCCGCAAGTATGCCACCATTTGCTATGTATGCTGTGGATATCCAAGGGGTGACATTTGGAAGTCCGGGCCACGTCATGCCTGTTACTCCGGTATGGCAAAGGGATGGGTTTTCAGCACAGGTCGGGGGATTGGAACTGTTTGTAGGCGTCGTGGCAAATTGCGTCCTGCAAGACACGGAAGTTTGTCTTACCAAAGTGGAACTTATTAACGGGTTAGCCGAGGTATACTAGGCCATGACATCGAGATTTACTCAGGATTCCTTTACCACAGCTTCGGTAGGACCCGGTGTGACACTGGGCATCGACCGCGACATGCCGGATAACGCTATCGATATTTTCCAGATCAAAATCACGCCGAACAGCAGTGGTGGAACTGCGGAATTCTTCATCCACAAATCCGTGACCGCTTCGGCGGGGAATCTAGTCTATGCGACCGCTCCGTGGCCAGGAGATACCGCAGAACCTTTCTATGATCCAGTTGAAGAACGTGGAGCAAATTATTATGGACGAAGCGAGTCCTTCATTTGTCGATACGAAGATTCAGACGTGGGCCTTCATCTGCATCTACAAATCAAAAACAACGACAGTGGCGCACATACCTATGATGTTGTGATTACTTATGCCGTAACCACCTGTGCGGCTGTATCCGCGAATAAACCCGATGGATTGGTGGCGAAGTTGCTCTTCAATGGCCTGTTCGGCCTCTCCGATTGTGTCGCTAATTACAATAACGCCAGTCTCTCCGAGGGCGAGTTTAGGGCGATGTACGTCGATCCCACTACTGTTCTGCCTGCCTACGTGGATCTAAGGACTGCGGCGGAAGGCGGCTCGTTCGCTCACAATGGAACGACCCAACTCATTATCACCGGCCTGCGAGCGGCGCGAAATGGATCTACCTGTCGATTCACATCTGGCGCTCAGGGCCGTTGGTATTTTGCGTGGCGCTTGAAAAACACCTATGGGTGGTCGAACTGGACTGATGGCAATCTCACGCCGAGCCTGGTTTATCAATACGCCGATACATCCACGCTGACGGATACTGGACCTCCTGACGATTGGGAAGTTACAGTACAACCTGGATCCATAGCCAATACCTACATAGCTTCAGCCTCAAGGCCGAGAACCAAGGGCGGTTGCATCCTGTTCTTCTGGGCGCAGTTCAAGGATGCGTCTACTGGAGCATGGAGGGCGTTGGACGAAAATACGGGAGCAGCGGAAACCTATTACGACGGGTCCGGATCAAACCACAGTTATGATCCTGCGACCGGGGAAATATCCAATGGGGGGGCAGGATGGGGGACCGCCACCGTTGGGGATTTGGTTCTCATCGATGTGAGGGGCGATACCAATTTCGATGTTAACTATTGTACTTGGGTAGGGATTGAAGCAGTAGGCACCACGTTGACTATCGAGGCTTGGGATCGGTTTCAATCGACAGCTCATATGACGGGCTCAGTGTACGATAGAGTTCGCATCAAAATCGTGAAGCCACCCTGGGCGTGGACTACCGAAGGTTATCTTGGGGCCACTCCAGGCTACGGCTTGTGGAATGAGAACACTCCTGGCAACAACTGGATCTATGCGAACTTCACGGATCGTTCCTTCACCACCGGAGCCGTGCAGGTTCCGAGTTCGGTAGCTAATGTGGAATGCCGCGTCTGGTTCGAAAACCGGTTTTCGAGATCGGACGGGGGAATTATCCACAGCACCGACCTCATGGGGAATGCTTCGGATTACATCGAGGGCGATTACACCTGGACTCAGTTCAGCGATCGGAACTGGTGGATCCCAACGCTCCAAGGGCAAGGCGTAACTTTGACCATGGAGGCAGACGGAACCATTACCGGGGCAGCTATAACCAGCGCCCTTATCAATGAGATTGGTTACGCCGGTCCTGCTGGTCGATTTAGGATTTTCCCTTCGAGGCTAGAGGGAGAGATTCAGATTCGCACAAAATGGTCGGTTTCCCTAACCAGGGGGCCAGCGTTGACTGCGAATGCCGGTGGAGTTGGATTATTTTTACAACTTCCGGGTCAGGGCCTGCAATATTACGGATACGACTGCGCCCTCGTTGGCTTGGTTCTTCGTGAAAAGAGGGCTACAACTCCAACCCTGAGCGATCTGGAGATTGGGTTGGCGGTAACCACTCCTCAGTCCGAAACCACGACACCACCGTCAATTAGTACAGATGCCCTAGTGACGATTCCCAACGTAAGCGTTCCCACGAATCCGTTCGACGTGGAATTGCGATTGCACATTAAGTCGGACTCCGCCGAAAAACTCACTACCTTCAATGTGGCGGAATACCAAATCGCTGGCGGCGGGTGGAACACCATCACTCAAACTGCGATTGTTAGGAGATGCGGAGGAGTTCACATGTTTGGGATCCGGCCATTTCCGATCTATTACCAGCATAGCTCTGGGACTGGATCCTACGCGACTTTGGAAGAATTTCAGGTTATTAAAGGAATTTGCGCGAGGTATTGATGGCACGAGGTCGAACTCTTCCGATTCCCAATCCGGATCGCATCTACCCAATCGAGCCATTGGAGTATGGCGATACGGATCGGATTGCGCCCTTACCATTCCAGGTCGGCGCTGTTCAGACCATTGTTGTTGAATCCATATTCACGATCAAACAGATTCTGCAAAGTAAGGTTAGCGTAATTAATCCGGATGATGATGGTTCCTGTGTGACCGTCGTGGGCGGAAGCGGAAGTGGAGGCGGGGGCAATGTGTGTCCGCCTATAGCTATTCTAATATTGGATCCGGGACCAATTGCGACGATAACCTGTGAGGCAATATAGGAGGTAGGCTGTGGCAGACTTGCAAATGTATCGCGGTGACACAGTGGTGTTCAACATGCTGGTTACCAAATCAGCGGTGGCCTTTTCCTTAACTGGGTGCGAGATCTGGTTCACGGGAAAATATGCCTACAAAGATGAAGACTCGGTCGCTGTCTTTCAGAAGACGATCGGGGATGGAATTACCGTGACAAACGCCCTTGCCGGAAGAGGCTCATTGGCTTTGACAGCATCCGATACTGAGGATCTCCCACCCGTTAAGACGTTGTTGCTATGGGATGTTCAGATTAAGGATGCTAACGGTATGATTTATACGGTGGCATCGGGAAGCCTGGTAGTTATGCCAGATGTAACCCTGACAACATGAGATGGCTACGGTGATCCGACTTAGGGGTGAAGATGGCTACTGCAAGCGAGCTTATAGATCAGGCAATCAGACGCCTGAACGAAATGAACAATACGGCGGCTCCGATTCGATGGACCCGTCCCGAACTGCTTGTGTTCCTGAACGACGCCCTGTTTGAATTAAATCTGATCGCAGCCGATAACCAGGATACTATTGAGATTATTGCCGACAGCACCCACAATATTTACGACCTTCCTGCAGGAACGGTAGCGCCTTTGTCGGTCAGGACAACGCACGGGTATCTTCTTCGCCAACAGGTAAACGACATCGACAATGAGGCAGACTGGGAAGCCTCCAACGCAATCAGGCTATGGCCTCGTTCTTGGAGTCCGGTTGGTCTAAATAAAATCCTTATTTATCCACGTCCACTAGTGAGCGTGACCCTCTATGTTGAGATTTTGGAATTTCATGATCCTATCGGAGACGTGGCTCTCAACCTGCCCGTCCGTCCGGAATACGAAAGGGCCGTGGAGGATTTTATTGTGTCAAGAGCGATGTTCAAGGAAGGCGGAGCTGAATTTCAGCAGGCGCTGATTTATTACACTCGTTTCATAGAAGCTGTGCAGGAATTGTCCGGTAGAAATGTAATTAGAAGTTTGCCGTCTTGGGATATCCGAGAGAGCAAACTGTCGGAAACTTCGTTGAGGGAGGGAGCGCCGAAACCTGTGGCGGCGCGATAACCGAAATGGGTATCACGATTGGTGATTTCTTGACGAGAATCGCACTGGACCTTCATGAGGAGGACAATACATTCCCGTCCGGACTGTGGACTGTTGACGAAATGCTGGGATATATTGAACATGCGGAAAGAGATTTTTATCGTCAGACGGGTATTGTAAAGGTAGACGTGACGACTACGGTAGCGCCAGGCACCCAGATCATTTTTACTAAGCCAACGAACATGATGGACATTGACCGCATCTCATTCAACCTAAAACGATTAAGGCGCGTAACATCATGGGACCTACAACGAGAAAATCCCAAGTGGCGTTCCACGCCAAATGGTAAGACACGCTATTACCACGAAGATCACCTCGCATCGGTTTTGGAGTTTGAGTTTGATCGGGTTCCGGCTCAAGGCGGAAGCTACAGAATTATTGGGGATCTTCTGCCTCCTCCGCATACTTCAGTTACAGTGATTACCGTTGTAACCGGCGGCAGGACGTTACCGTTACCCAGCCCCGCGCGGATGTTTCCGAGGGAGCCGCTTCACTATGGCGACACGGATCGGATTGCGCCTCTGCCATTCTTTGTTTCGGAATCGAACACGACGACGACATCGGTGGATTTTGTCTGGGAACCGTTTATTCGTTGGGAGGTATTGTCGTTGGCTTTGGGCAAAGATGGGGACAACCAAGACCTCGCGCGTAGTAATTACGCACACCAGCGATATTTGATGGGTGTGTCATTGGCTAAACGGTTGACGATGGGAACAGAAACTAACATGGTACCCGGAAGATAGATATGCCACAAGAAATTAAATCGATACCGATCACATTTGCGAATACCGGAATCGTTATAAAAAGTGCGCCCGACGAGCTTCCTATTACTGCGTACAAGGCCCTGATGAATGTTATTACGGACAGGGAGAATTCTATTTCTGTTCGTAAGGGATTTACCAGACTAAACGATGGACTGCCTTCGTCTCCACACTCTTTGTACTATTTAAAGGATGTCAATGGTATTCAATGGCGATATGCTATCTGTTCAGTTGTGGCGACAGATTCTCGTGGAAGAACTACCAGGTACGGAAAGTTATATTGTGCTCCGGTAATTGAACCGAACGACAGTCTTATCTGGCCCCTTGCATCTAAAAACTATTTTTTGCCGGTAGACGGTGGGGATAAATTATCTCCTGAAAATGATCCGCGAGCCCTATTTTCAACTTACACCCTGATTGGCTCGGAGATTAAACCATACGTTTTCTTTACGGATGGTACGAAGTTTCTAAAACATGCTGGCGGAAATAATTCAGCTCGAAGAATTGGTATCCCAAAACCTACCAGTTCTCCTACTTTGGTAGCCAGGGATCAAAACACAACAGAGGATATCGAGGATTTTGACGATAAAGACCAATGGACACCAACCAATTGTATTTTGACAAATACGACAAAATGCGATGGAGCTTCCACTGGATACGCAATGGAAATGGCGGTAACACCGGGAGACGAAATTGTTGGTAGCGCATACAAATCTATTACCTCCGGTGGGTATCCCATCATAGCAAACCTTGGTATTGACGGAACCAGTACGATTGAGATTTGGATGAAGTTTGTTGATGCTGAATCGGCCTTAAATTGCCAGCAGATCACCATCGATTTTTGTCTGTCTCATATTTTAGGAGATGCTACATTTCAAACCTCGATGCAAAAAACCTGGGTGCCGTCTGCGTTTCAGGGGTCAACTGCAGGTGGGTCTACCGGAAGAACTACCGACTATACAGCAGAACAGGAATTTGCTTACGACATTATATTTGGTAAAGTCGTGTATGGTAGAAACCAGGGATACGGACTATTGAATGATTTACGTAATTTCGGAATTGATTTAGGTTATCCGGATGATCTGCAGTCCTTGGATCCTATATATCTCCGGCAATTACTCGCCGATAGATATGGTTTAGGATGGGATGCTAGTAATCCAACCTTTGGCGACCCTCGTGATAGTACGGGAGATACAGTAGTTCTTCCCCCAAGCAGCGGAGTGTGGATAAGGCAGAGAGTTACGGAGGATGAGTTTAAAAGAATAGGAACTGATGTCCTGACCAGGCCGGATCTTAGTTGGGCCTATGTTACCGCTATTCGTATTGATATAAAAACCATTGCGTCTGCAACGGGTGGCAAGACTTGCAATGTTGAATTTGATTTTTGCCAGAGGTTGACGACCGGGAATCTGGAGGGTTGGGATTATCAATGGGTCTATACTTTTTACAATTCCAAGACAAACACTGAGAGCGATTATTCTCCAGTTGCTGCGGTTCCCGCGCCCGGTGCTCAACACGATTCATACACACTAACTCTACCTCGGTTACCGGTTACGACTCCACCCGAATCCATCCCCGACAAAGTGCGCGTCTATCGTATGGGTGGAACCGTGTCTCAGTTCCAACTGTTGGATATTGATATCCCATATGTGGCAGGTAGCATTCCGGTGGTTGTCGATGACCAACCGGACTCGTTGTTGGGGCAAGTCCTTGAAATAGACAACCAGTTGCCGATGGCCGCTGTAACAGGAATCGAATTGTACGATGATCGTCTGTGGACCTGGGGCGGATACTATACGACCGATGATGGCGAAACTGTTCCCGAACCCCCGAATAGGATAAGGTTCTCAAAGGCCGTGCGCGTTGAGCATTTCCCAACCGCTAACTATTTGTATGTTGGTACGGGATCGGAACAGATACAGCGCATTGTGGAAAACGACGGCCAATTGTTTGTTTTTACTCTTACTCGGGTTTATAATATAATTGGTAGTAGTGGGGTTTATCGGGCGATTGCTACTCCCGTTAATCAGGGACTCAAGAGTAGGTTCGGAATCGTGCGCGGGCTTCGTTCTTTGTATATGCATGCATACGATGGGATTTATGAATTTCCTGCTGGAAGGAAGATATCGGAACCTATTAATCAAGTGTTTTTCGACCAGAGGCTGAACGAAATCGATCCGGTGGCTGTTGGCCGAGAAGCGGAATGTTGCATGGGGTTTTGGGATAGCAAGGTGTACTTTTCTTATCCCAACACTCTGAATGCAGCCATCAAGAACAATCGAACTTTGATTTGGGATACACTTTATGAACGATGGCATTATTATCTCTACGGGGCTTATTTTTATTACACAGAACCCCAAAACAATATTTTGCTTGGCGGAACGTTAACCATATCGTAGTTAGCCGGAGGAATTGTGTGGCTTTTAACTGAACCCATTCAGGGAACCTATTACGGGATTGATCCGAACGGACATACAGAGAATCTGGCAGGTATGGGCCTGGTAGCCTTAGGAAGTTCCACGCAGACCCCGCCCACACAAGAACAGATTACTTCTGTAATGCGACGGTACGGTCTTATAGGTCTTACTTATGGGCTAAGTGGTGGTTGGAGAGACGATACCATCATAAATACCTTCCATCCCGACTACACAACCATTGTTAATGATGTACCGTGGGTTGATCTGCTAAGTGGGACCCTGTGGCTTCTAAGACCAGTATTTTCTAATAACTACTATGCAGTTCAGGGTGATACTATCGATGCTCGTCTGGCCAACCGAGAATGGGTGGCCATTGGGAGTCCCACCCAGACTCCTCCGACCAATGCCCAGATTGGTTTATTTTTACACAGGAATGGCTTGGCTGCATTATCTTATGATTGGGGTTCTAGCGTAGTAGATAACACTATTATTGCGTCATTAAAGCCTCATTATGATCCAGTGGCCAACCCATCCGTGGTCCCGCCCCCTGAACCTTCGCATGCAACACTTTTGGACAGACTTGTAGGTCATTGGAAATTAGATGATGCGGTTGTTACGAATGGATCTCATCTAGTTAGCGCAAACGGAGCGTGTGATTTTGTCGTTGGTGCTGACGATCTGCAAACTGTCAGCGGGAAATTTGGAAACGCCATTTCCAAGGCCCCAGGCACCCTTGGATGTATTAGTACTCCACTTCTTGAGCTTATTTCGGATGTGTCCGATGGTTTTACTGTTGGCATGTGGATCAACCTCCCGCCCGCATCAGCGTACAACTATCTCGTTGTTCGAAATAGCCTTAACGGTGTGATTCGCATGGACGATGGCGATACCTATGCCACATTGCAGGTGGCCCTCCATTCGTTCGTTGAAGGTCCAGGATTACTCCAAGTTCCCTTTAATACGTGGTGCCTCCTCCTTTATTGGTACGATCCGGCCATGAGTACTTACTATGCCAGTATCAATAACGGGACTCCAATAAGCGTTGTTGACTCTGCCATCGCGGCCCAGTGGGACTATGGTTTGTACTCCCACCTCGGTGGTCTCGGAGCAATCGATTCTCTATCTTACTGGAATAGGCTGTTGGGGGATGATGAAAAGGTTGCGTTATATAACAGTGGAGCTGGTTTTGACTATCCGTTTACTGGCACGATTTCCCCGCCCGTAGTTCCTCCCGTGATCCCGCCTGTAGTTCCTCCCGTGATCCCTCCTGCGGTCCCGCCTGTAGACCCAGGAGGATTTTCTTATAGTGGCCCGTGGCCAATGCAGTTAGAAAACGGGTTTTTTGATCAGTGTGATACGAAGTACGGAAACCTTGGGATTGATTGGATTGTTGATACCAAAGATTACGATCTGGGGATGCCGGATCAAGAAAAGAGATTTGTTGATTTCGTTGTTGATTCTGATACACAGGGTGTTTCGGTAATGCTTGAAGCATCATTCGATAGCGCTGATTATGATCCTATCGGACTTGTTCAGGCTACGGGCAGAGAAAGAATAATTCTCCCCGTTCTCCTTGGTGAGGGAGAAAGCAAACTCGCTACCAGGTGTCAGTTAAGACTCAGATCTACCACCTTTATTGGTTCAACTTCGACTACGAAACTATATAAAGTATCTCATAGGATCCTTGTTGAACCGATTCCACACAAGACTCACGTCACCGAATGGAGCGACTACGGAACGCCGGGTTCAAAGTTTTTACGCGAATTATGGGTAGAGGTTGACACATATGGCAAAGCCGTTACTATCGAGATCCATGTTGACGGGTCGGTTGTACAGGTATTTGACGACATCGTGGCCGAAGGAAAGCAACGGTTATATAGGGCCATTCTTCCCGACATACGTGGAAAAGTTATTAGGCTAAAATTTATCCCGGCCCCCGGAAAGCTTATAAAAGTTTATAGTCATGATATTAGGTTTATGCCCGAACCACCTGAGATTGAGAATGTTCAAACTCCTTGGAGTGACGAGGGTGCACCTAACATGCGCAAGCGTTATCGCAAAATGGTGGTCGAGGTCGATAACGTAGGTCCGAGTGGACTCACAGTAGATGTCCAGATAGACAATAAATCTGTCAATACGGTATCTACTGGAATCAATGTTACGGAGAGGGGACGCAGCGAATATGTATTTAGCTTTGAGCCTGATACCGTGGGTGTTATATGGCGCGTCTTAGTTACCGCCAACGACGCCGGTTCAACGTTTAGATTTTACAGGGCTTGGGTAGAGGCTATTCCGGAACCGTTCCAGGAATGGCGTTATGAGTCTCCATGGACAAACAATGGCACCAACCAAGAGAAAAAGCTCAGAGACCTTGTAGTTGAAGCTGATACCGTTGGCGACGATGTGGTGGTTACCATGTGGGTGGATGGGGCCGCGCTGGGAACCACGTATACCGTAAACACAATTAAAAGAGAGCGCGTTGTGTTCTCTTTGCCGGTTGATACCATCGGAAAACTTGTGCGTATCACGGCCACCGGCGATCGCCCATTTACGATCTATAACCACGAATTTGTACATTTCGATGATTCAATCGAGGACACAATCGTCGAAACTCCGTGGAATGATCAGGGTGCACCCAACCTGAAAAAGAGATTTCGGAAGTTGGTCGTGGAAGTTGATAACCTTGGTCCGGGCGCGATCACGGTTGATGCCCAAATTGACAATGCCACAATGACAACGATTCCTACAACCATTACCACGTTAGGCCGCACTGAACACGTATTTAGTTTCGAGCCGGACAGCCTTGGCATTCTATGGAGGGTTGTTCTCACGTCAGCTCCTGGGTCTCAGATGCGCTTCTGGAGAGCTTGGGTAGAGGCTATTCCGGAACCCTTCGAGGAAAGGCGCTTTGAATCTCCGTGGGTAAACAATGGCACGGATAACGAAAAGCGACTCAGGGACCTGGTTATCGAGGCAGACACGGGAGGCCGCAATGTCACCGTAACGGCCTGGGTGGATGGCTTCGACCTTCCGGATACCTTTCTGCTTAATACCGCAGAGAGGATGAAGAAGGTCTTTTCGCTGCCCGTAGATTTGGTCGGCAAGATCACCCGCATTACAGCTACCTCGGGGTATTGGTTCACAATCTACAACCATGAATTTCTACATTTCAATGATGCTATTGAGGACACAATCATCGAAACTCCGTGGAGCGACGAGGGCGCTCCAAATCAAAAGAAGCGGTTTCGAAAACTAATGGTTGAAGTAAATAATCTCGGTCCGGGTGCGGTCACCGTGGAAGTACAGATAGACAACGCAACCGTTGCGACAACGCCAGCAACGATCACAACTATCGGACGCAGCGAATATGTCTTCAGTTTTGATCCGGATACGGTGGGCATTTTGTGGAGAGCGGTACTACGATCAGCCGCTGGATCTCAGATGCGCTTCTGGCGTGCTTGGGTAGAGGCTATTCCAGAGCCCTTCCACGAGTGGAGATATGAATCTCCGTGGGTTAATAATGGCACGGACAGCGAGAAGCGCCTACGCGATCTTGTCGTTGAGGCCGACACGGAAGGTGAAAACGTCGAAATCACCGCATGGGTGGATGGCGTTGCGTTGCCTGATGTTTTCTGGCTCAACACCGACTATAGAACAAGAACGGTCTTTTCTCTGCCGGTCGATCTCATTGGAAAAATTACGAGGATCACTGGGGCGGCTTATCAGAAGTTCACAATCTATGGTCACGAGTTCGTACATTTCAATGATGCTATTGAGGACACAATCATCGAAACTCCGTGGAGCGACGAGGGCGCTCCAAATCAACGGAAGAGATTCAGGAAGTTGATGGTTGAGGTAAACAACTTAGGCCCCGGAGATATTACGGTCGAGGCCCAAGTAGACCAACATTCGATCGTCGTCAGTCCTACCATTATTCCGGCAAGTATCGGTGACACGGGAAGGACTGTCTATCTGTTCAGTTTCGAGCCAGACACGGTCGGCATTCTGTGGCGTGCGATTCTAAGATCCGAAACCGGATCTCAGATGCGCTTCTGGCGTGCTTGGGTAGAGGCCATTCAGGAGCCTTTCCAGGAATATAGGTATGAGTCACCCTGGGAAGATATCGGTAGCGGCGTGGGACACAAGAGACTTAGGGATTTAATCGTCGATTGCGATACTGTTGGTCGGGATGTTACGGTTTCGGTTTGGGTGGACGGAGCCGTGCTCCCAGGTACCTACACCATAAACAGCAACCCGACAGCTCCGGGCTACATCCTTCGCAAGGAAATAGTGTTCTCTTTGCCGGTTGATACACAAGGCAAAATCGCCAGGATTACAGCGACCGCCTTGACGCCGTTCACTATCTACCGAAAGACCTTTGTCCCGTTCGACGATGCCATCGAAGATACGATCATCGAAACTCCGTGGAGCGACAACGGTGCGCCGAACCAGAGGAAGAGATTTCGGAAGCTCTTGGTAGAAGTAAATAATCTTGGGTTGGGTGGAATCGAAGTAGAAGCTCAAATAGACCAACATTCTATCTTAATCAGTCCTGCCGTCATTCCGGCAAACATCGTTGATTTCGGAAGAACTGTTTACTCGTTCAGCTTCGAACCGGACACTGTAGGAATCTTGTGGAGGACCATTTTGCGATCCGAAACCGGATCCCAAATGAGATTTTGGCGTGCTTGGGTAGAGGCTATTCCGGAACCCTTTCAGGAATATCGACATGAGTCACCCTGGACAGATCAGGGCGTAGCCAATCAGAAACGGTTGCGGGACGTGATCATCGAAGCAGACACAGGGGGGCAGGACGTTGTGGTGACCGTCTGGATCGACGGTTACACCCTGCCGGACACCTACACTCTAAATACTTCCGCGCGTTCGCGTGTGGTATTTTCTCTGCCGATTGATACGATAGGGAAGATCATGCGCCTTACGGCCACCTCGTCTTATCCATTTACAATTTATGAACATGATTTTAAGTATTTCGAAGACAGTATCGAAGAGACGATCATCGAAATGCCATGGGTAATCGAGGAATGGCCCTACAAGAAACTCTGGAAAGAAGTGGTGGTCCAGGCCGATACCGGTGGTCAGCCAGCTACCATGACATTCTGGCTTGATGGGGTAATAACCGCTCAGACCTTTACCTTCGCCCACGCCGGTCGACTACTTTCTACCTTCAGTCTGGCTAAAGATACGATCGGGAAAATAGCCAGGGTGACCTTCAGCGCGAAGATCATGAGGAATTACTCGATCAGTTATGTAATTGACAAGCTACCACCCGACGTGACACTGGCCGATACTTGGACTCAGACCTTGAGTTACGATCGTTACAAGATCCTTAGGCGGTTGTGGATTTCAATGACCAATCCTGATGCGGATGTAAACTTTGAGATCTGGATTGACAATGTTCTGAAACACTCGGGCGTTATCCTCGCGGATCCAACCCCGGATCCGTCCTTCTCGAAAAGGAAGATTGATCTTCCGAGCGCGAAGAAGGGGAAGTTGTTCCGTCTCAGTTTTAATTCAACGAGTGCCTTTGGGATCTTCTGGGAGAAGAGCGAGATTGAACTGAAAGATCTCAACGTGGAAGACGGGTATCGCAGAGAGCGTATGGCTCCACCGCAGACGTACTGAGGAATGGAATGTCAGAATTCTATCAGATTGACTTTAATCGAAAATCGTCTGATGCTCAGCAATGGGAGAAGTTGAACTTTATCATCAGGCAGATTTTTGATCTTCTGAAGAATCTCCACGGTGAAGAGGGTCCCGTCACGTTCTACAATCCCATCAGGATGACCGCGAATGCGATTATGGATGGGCCGCTACAAAAGAATTTGACGGCAACCGATTTCGTCACCAAGAATTATCTCTCATCAGTTGAGGCTGGAAACATTTATCTCGATCTTCTGAAATCGGGAGGGAAGACCCCTCTTCCAATATCTGGTGGAGGTGGCGGAATATCCGATCACGCCCTACTCACACATTTAGATTATGCCACTGCTGCCCATACTGGATTTGCCCCCGCCAACAGAACGATTTCGACCACTTCTCCGTTGTCGGGCGGCGGAGATCTCTCCGCCAACCGCACTCTCTCAATACCAAAGGCTACCGGATCTGTTGATGGTTACCTTTTTTCAACAGACTGGACCACATTTAACTCGAAAGTTGGCGGAAGCGGAACTATCGGAAAGATTCCTAAGTTTGCTACCACAAGCACGCTTGGGGATTCGATCATTACTGAGAATGCCGGGGAGATCAGTTTCGACGGGACGTTGTGCATAGGTCCCAACGCACTGACCGCGAATACCTTGATGCAGGTCAGTGGAGCACACCCTCTCGTACAGAAACTGGAAAATACCGACGACACTTCTTTCATGCAGTACAGCACGTGCTGTGGGACCTCCACCGTATGGTACTACGTGCTCGGGACAACTTTTGTAACGAGTGGACGGTACATAGCTGCATCGGGAGTGATAGAAGCCAGTGGAGCCGGTGGTCTGGCTCTAAGCGCGATGCACCCTTCGGGATCACTTCGATTTTGGACTGGAGGGGGTAACTTACGCGCGATAATAGACGCCACGGGCCTGGAAGTCACAGGTAAGATCAAGGCAACATCTGGTGCGGTCCTACCGTGTGTCACGAATCTGATTGACGCCGCCACAATTGCCACCAACGCCGCTTTGGGTAACCATTTCAGGGTTACTTTAGTTGGGAACAGAACACTCGGAAATCCTACTAACGGAGTGGATGGCCAGCGCATCATTTGGGAATTCACGCAAGATGCTTCGGGCAACCGAACTCTAACGTTGGACACCAAATTCAGCATCCCGATTAACATGCCCGACACCACCCTCAGCACCGGACCTGGTAAAACGGACATGATGGGTGCGATCTACAACGCGGTCCTGGACAAATGGATCGTGACTGGATTCATGAAGGAGTACGCATAATGGCAGTACCAAGTTTTTTGGCTGGAACGCTGAACACAGATTTTACCTACAGGCTTCATGCTGGGGTGGCCGACGTTCAGAACATCATCGATGATCTGTATGACGATCTCGTAACCACCCTTGGTTGGTCGTGTACTGTGGGCGGAAAAACCCAGACTCCAACGACCTACATGTCTCCGGTCGGGCTCTACGGGGTGACACATTATTTCAC